GGGCGTGCGGCTTCTACTGTAGGAGTAGCAGCCTCTGCCTTTGCTTCTTGTGGCGCTGTTGCTAAATCTTCCACAGGAGCCTCGCTTTCTTTAGTTTCGATTGGTGTCTCTGCTTCGCTCTCGCTAGCAGCAACTTTAGTTACTTGCGCTGCACTAAATGCAGGTGATTCGACCAGGCTAACCTCTTTTAGAGTTGCACTGGTTACATATAAATAATCTTTTTTCTGAATTGATTTGTTTACATCAACTCCAACAGATAGGCCATCAATTAACTGCTCACCTGCAAGGATTAAAGCGTCTTGGCCTTGCATTGATGCACTGATCTTAAAAGATGCGTAGATGCCATCTTCAGCTTTGTTAAATTTTTGCATACGACCTATTGGCTTATCCGCCTGGTGTTGCATAAGCATTTTAACCTTGCCTGGGTCGCCTATCTCTATTGAATTTTTAGCAAATACAACTTTCCCAACTGAAGTATTCCCGACCTCTTCGTATGGCACAATTTTGCCAGAGATAACTCTGCGCTCTGTATCGGATGCTTCTACCTGGCTACTGAATGTAAGTATCATCTTCTTCTTCTCTTCCGTTAGGTGTTAGGCTTTCCATTTCTTTTGCATCATCTATATCAATTAAACCTAGATTAAGCATTTTCTCTAGTGCTTCTAATCGCTTCATTGTGTCAGCACGCAAGAATGATTCCTCGATAGCAAACTTAACTACATGGCCACGTGGGGTTATATCATCCATAGATAGTCGATCTTCAATAGCACAGATAAATGGTTGCAGTGAATATGCAACAAACTCTTTACGGCCATCAATAATGTTTTGATAAGTCATTGAGTTATTCATATCTGCAGAAATGTAATAAGCAGGCACGTTCATCGCTCTAGCGATTTGAGTTGCTAAGTATTGTTGCGCCTCGTTATACATCATATCTTTAGGAGAGAATCCTGTAGTTTCATAAGATAAAGTTGATGTTAAATATGCTGTTGATCTATTTAATCGGCTTTGCTTCCATTGTGCTAATAATCCAGATACTTGCTGCTCTGGCAAATCTGCGCCAGTGTTTTTAATGTAACCGCTTGGCATTGGGGTTTGTGCAGATACAGCTGCGGCTTTTTCAATATCTAAAGCGCTTTGAATTGTACGTGCTGCTGTAGTCAATACACCTTGTGTTAAGCCTTGGAATGTAATAAGAGATCCAATGCCTGTCATTGGCGCTGTTATACCATCTACAAAATATTCATCTACTTCTGTACCAAACTTATTTGATGTAAATGTAACTCGATTATTAGCAACCCACTCAAATCGTGATGGTCTTAAATCGTCTGCATATAATTCTGTAACACGCCAATAAGCAACACCATAAAACAACAAACTATCGACAGTCCAGGAAATTGTGACGGATCTTGGTTGCCGATAGTCTGGTTGGTCTATCCAAAGAGCGTTCCCCAACGCTTCACCATTAGACTTTTTGTAAAGTTTAAGTGGCAAGTAGGATACTACTCCAGCTACAAGGTTCCTGCACCTAGACACCGCTGGTACCTGCATCGCCAAGTTGCGATCTAGTCCACCAGGAAAATTACCGACACCAGTTGTAAATGAACCATAGCCATAAGCTGTGTCCATAATGGCAGGGGCGTATTGCGCTTGGACAGATTCCGTTTTTTTGTTTATACCCAAAGCAGACAATAGACCCATATAGGTACTTTATACCATAAATCGGACTAATGGTGCAAGTTAGACAAAGATTTGCGCAGTTTGTTGAGGCTTAGTTAATTGACTTACAACCATCGCTAGTGATATGGCAGCCGTAACATCGCCAGCGGATTTTCTACGTATTATGCGCCAGCCAGCATCGTTAGTCTTAGCTGCACAGTTATTTAAATGCTGTACTAGCTCTGCCTGACCAGAATGCACTACACGGCTATTAGCCAGGCCATCGGCAAGGTCTGAGCATGCTTGGTAAAACGCTTGGCCTGATACATCTTGTAATCTCCAGCCACTTTGTTCAAGTCTTGTAGCTATAGTTTGTGTGGCGTACTTGTCATAACAAATTGTGGTCGGATGATATTTTCTAGCCCACTCATTTATGTCACTTGCCATCTTTATTTCATCTATTGCAATATCGCTATGCCAAAGCTGTGCTAATCCGACTGCTATTTTGCCATCTTGTACCTGGCCCATAACGAGCGCCCCAGATCGCCTTGTCGGTGCAATATCAAAGGCCATTATAGTCTGTGGCCCGACAGGGATTTCAAGTGTGCTATCACTACAAGCTTCAATAGATCCATACACCCAAGGACTGACTGCGCTATCTATCCATTGACATAACATCTCAGTACGTGTTGCTTCTACACTGTTTGTATTAACAGCTTCTTCTAGGGTTTCCTCAGTTACAAAATATCCTAATGCTGGATTAGCCATAGCCCAAGCTTTGCGATCATGTATCTTGCAGTGCTGTGGTGCTGACCATTCGTAATAACCTAAAGTAACTGGCGGATAAGATAAAGAACGTTCCCTCAAATCATTCAACACTGTACTAAAGCCATCACCAGCATTACTTGTCATTAAAGTCATTGAATTAGGTCTTGCACGTGTTACTGGTAGTGCAGCTGTAAATGCTTCGGCTGACCATTCACGTAATTCATCTAGATATAAGAAGTCGGCTGTTTTACCACGGGGTGCATCTCTAGTAGCCGCTGCTATCTCATACCTTGCACCATTAAGCAGTGTTATAGATTCTTGGCCGTTAGCCAGACGGATCTGTCTTACCTGGTCTTTTAAAAATTGGTTGTCTTCTATTGTGTAAGCAACATTTCTGAAGGTATCTAATGCCATATTTCTATTAGAAGACATGCCCAATACATTCTTGCTGCCCCACAGAAATAAATGAGACAAGATAAGCATTCTAGCCAAATGAGTCTTTCCTGATTGTCGACTTACAAGAATTAAACCTGACTTCTTGACCCACATCTCTTTATCATCAATAGTTAATAGATCATCTAGTACCCAGCGTTGCCAGGGGATTAGTGGCATACCTATTTTCTCAGCTAGATCAGCTACTTCTTGTGCTTTAGATAAACCTTTGAGTAGAGGCGTATAAATTCTAGGCTCAGTGCTGCCAATTAGCCCGACCCCTCGTGGGGCCTGTTTTACTTCCGCATCATTCTGCATCGAAGTTAAGCGTATCAGGTTTATTAAATGGTGAGTCTGGCACTGTTCGGACTGTCTCAGGGAGAGAACGTTCTAAAAAGACAGGGGGGGTCGCCTTGTGGCTAAAAAAACGGCCACCTTTAGCGCTGTTACATGATTTGCACATAGATTGTAAATTATCTGGGCTCCACATATCGCCACCCTTAACACGTGGGATTATATGATCTACTGTGTGCGCTGGCCTACCACACGATGCACACTGCCAGCCATCACGATCTAATATGGTAATGCGTAGCTTCTTCCACTTGCCACTGCCTATTTCTCTATTACTCAATGCCAGCCTTTAAGCTTGTAATGCTCTAATGCTTTACACATAGAACCATAGCGTGATTTATTATATTTAATTCCCCAATTTATTTGCTGATAAGGAGTAGCAGTTTTAAGCCACTGACTTTTACCCTGTGGTATACCAAAGTGATTACCAGAAGGTGATACTGCTTTAGGATTCCACCTGGATTCTCTGTAATACAAATAATCTAAACAGTCAAACTCTTCTAAGTTATTAAGCTGTATAAATGCCCATTGTCTGTAATGATTTGTTTTGTCATTAGCAACGGAATTAGTCTTTACAAAGCAAAGATTAACTATGACTAAAGCGATCCCAACTAGCCAGCACCTTGCGAGCTTTCCCTGTCGGGCTCGCCTTGTGGCTTTGTGAGCCACTGCTACACTAGAGCCTACATTAACCATGCAAATCTCCTTACGCTTAATCTAGATTATCGTCTCAATATGTGAGATGTGATCTGCAACACACTATGCGTAGATCATCTGTATCTATCCAAGTCTCATCCCAGCCAGCCATTAAATTGACATCCAACCTATGTACTGTGCATCTGGATTATCTAGGAGCCACTGCTCACGCAGCTTGTTTTGGTAAGCCCAATTTATATCTGTAGATTCGCTCATTGTTTAACCTCATCAAACAAAGTCCAGTGCAACACGTGGTTTACTTGTAAATATTTCATAAAATCTTTATTTTCATAGGTTTTTAATCGGTGGCAATTAGCGCATAATGTTTGCAAGTTTTCTTTATCATTGTTTTTATTATTTCCATCAATATGGTCTACATCTAATTGACCAAGCCATTTTGGAATAAATCCACATATTTCACAATAATTCTTTTTATGCATTGCATATTTTTTGGTCCTGCATTGATGGCACATTCTACGATAACGCTTGATGCCTCGATGGTCTCTACCTTTAGAGGTTAATTTATTGCCACAACTGCATAAACTCATCTTTGGCCACCCCACCCGCCACCTTTGAATATGAGACCAGGTGCGCTGTATAGCCTGCTCATTTGTAAATTACATTTGGGGCAACTCATAGGCCCAACTTCATCATCATAAGATTTATGCACTGATCCATAAGTGCCGCATTCATTACAGCTGTATTCATAGGTAGGCATTACTTACTCCTTATCAACTGACAAGTGTGGCAGTCCACGGCTTTAAACATCCATCCACCACACTTATCGCATCTACATATATCCGAGTCTGGTATATGCAACGCTTCGGCTATATTCTTGACACCGACACATCCACAATCCATGCACTGATAAGCCTTAAATCCATCAGGCATATCCAACTGATCGAGCCAAAGAAACTCGGTCTTGCGTTTACATCCATTACATTTAAATTGTGGGTGCATCATGGTAATATCCTTATTGCCTACAGTGGCACTGAGTACAAACTAAGAAATTACCAGAATGTATCAGCCTGTCATCATTACAAGTCGCACAAACATCACTAGATGGTACAAACTTTACCTGGTCGTTCTCTATGCGCTCCAGGTAAGGTCCGCCTCTAAGAATCTCTACGTATCCCATTTACTCACCCCCTTCGCTATCGCTAGCAAAGAACCAAGATCCAGCGGCTGTTTTTTTAGCCCACTTAGCTTCACATTGTTCAGGCTTTGCAGCACTGCACACGTAGCCATAAAAATCTCGGCCAGTCTTTGAAACACCTTCTTTGAGAATCATGCTGCCATGCTTACATTCTTGTGCTTTCGGATTAACTGGCATGGCCTCTATTGCATCACCAACACTCCATACAGTTGGCTTATCTTCTGCGAATGATGCACGTAGCACATCTTCTACAGCTCTGGCCTTAGACCCTGCTGGCGAATAATTAGTTTGAGTCTTTACAACCCTAACCATCTCTTCTCTACTTGGTCCATTCTTTTCAGTACCGATATTAGCTGCTTTAAAAGCAGTCCCTCGGCACGAAGTCTCACAATTTTCAAGCGCAAAATCACGATTGACCCCACGATCCGAAATGACCTCTTTCGCATGACCTGTTGCGAATGGTTTTTCGTCAGCTGAGTCCCTAAATAGTTCACATACCATAATGACTCTAGTGTCTGACTCCGAGATAATCTTTGTTCGTATTGCTCCATTTTTGTACCTTTCCCAAAACATATTAGATCGTTCTTGGACTGTGGTGTAATCATCTAAATTAAATGCCATTAGTCATCCCCCCACGTGAAGTTAATGTCGGCTTCTGCATCAAGGACTGTCTGGTATATCGAAATGTAAGCAAGTGCATCTTTGACACTGTCTTCATGGCCTGGAGATTCACTAAGCCTAGAAACTTTGAGCAGCGCCATACATAGTGCGACTTGACTAGGTGTAATTGGATGGTCGAGGTATGCCGACCACAGCTCACTGATCCTTTTATGGTTTGTGTAAGGGTGACCATAGATCGTTCCCCTTGTATGGACCAAATCGACAACATCGGCTAGCAGCTTCTCAGTTTTTGTCATAGTCAAATACCTCATCTGACTTTACTTTGTTTTGAATCATTCTGCGGTGCATATCCCAGCCATCTTTACGGCCTCGCCAATAATGAGTTTGCTTTAAGTCATCTATGTGCGTTGCCAACAGCAACCATCCAATACTTGTACCTATAAATAAATATATAGCCATTTCAAGTGTCATTTTGTAGCCCTATCTATGCTCACATACTTTGTGGCATGGCAACAGTGTGACACCTGTGTATGACTTTGTGGATTATTTAAGGCCAGACTTAGATAACGTTTTGATAACGATTTACTTGTAAAGTTTGCCTTCAAATATAAAACTGCCATCAGGTTGGATTGGAATAGTGACCACCTGGACTTTACGCTCATGTACATAGGCAACTGCAAAGCCTGTTTGCCAGTTTGCATACCCTCTAGTGTACGCCATCCCTGTTGAACTGAGATCAACCAACATGCCGACTTCTACTCCCCACACAGTACGCCCTAATTTGCCCCTAGATGCCTCTGTAAAGGCCGATTGGCCTAGTCTATGGGTGTGCCCACATACCACGCTCTTTCCATGCCTTCTAGCCCCATTTAAGGCCGTTTGTCCTGGAATTTGACTAAGCGGGAAAGTATCGCCATGCACGGCTATCCAGCCAGGCGCCCAGTCTATGCCGTGAGGACTGAATTTAATTTGTAATTTGTCATAGCCCATGAATCGCTCGTATTGCATCTCTGGCAGATTTAAGAAGCTAGGCAAACGCTTCTTGATTGATCGATAAAGTCTAATGCCGTGATTGCTACCGACCACATCTGTAACGCCTAGATAGGTTAATACTTCTTGTGTAAGTTGCCGATCATCATTTATGTTACCGACCATCTCATCAATAGTGCCAGCATTAAAACCGCCAAGCTGTGGGAGATCAATTTCATCTCCGATACAAATAGTGCGATGCGGATTCCACTTGCTTAAAAAACGGCCTACAGATTTTGTTGCCTTCTCATTAAAGAAGGGTACTTGGAGATCACTGATAAACGCTATGCGCTTAATCTTCATCCTCATCTGGAGTAGGAATAGTTGGGATAATGCCATTGTCGCCTACTACCCAGTCGGGCATTGATGATGGACTATCCATTAAATACAGACATACAGATTCTGAGAATCCAGCCTTACGTGCAGCTTTAAACATCTCATGCTTAGCAATATAAAACACTTCTAGCTTAGATAAAGGGTCGGGTGATTTACGTACCACACGCTTGTTTATCTTCTTTCGTTTACGAGTGCTAGCCATATTAAAATTATGACTTACTAATTAAGATAAAGAGATCATCGACACGCTTTTCTAATCGTGTTAATTGATCCTTCATACTAGAGCCACCATTAGGGCGTAACTCATTAAGCCAGCCTCTAACTAAAAAACGTAATCCTACTAGCCCGCCTGATAGCACGGCCATAACGCCAGCGCCAAAGCCAGCCCATTCTGTAGGTGTCATGCTTCATTAGCACCGATGCCATAAGCACTGTCGGATTTATCTAGAGCCCTAACCGCTGGGCCTGCTAGAGCTGAGATAACTACAGCTACAACAGGATCTAATCCCAGTTCATTACTTGCTAAGAATGTTAAAAATGAAACCAATACGCCACGTGCGTATGACTTCAGCACTGCCTGTTGCTTCTTGCTTATCTTCATATCTTGCCCCCTATTAGTGGTATATCGAATGGCGTGCTATTTAGATCGCCTAGTGTTGTAAAGCTGATATGTATGTGCTTCTTATGTGGGTTGATGCCTTTGTACTTACGCCACTTCCAATTTAATATCTTCGAGCATATTCTCCCGTTAAAGATGACGTATGATATGCGTTTATCTTGTTTGGCTGCGATTCTGAGTTGGTCAGCCAGATAAGGTGCGAGGCTGTCGGATGACTCCAACCGAGAATCAATATCAACTGCTCTAACCCAGATCCCGTCTGGATTATGATCCGATTTTCTGGCGGAGTGACGGCTATCGCCCAACCACCCATCACTGGCAGTACACCGATCTGGAAACCACGTATCAACTTGATCTCTTAACTGCACACCAGCTGCACATAGTTTGGGTTGCATTAGCTAAGAAGGAGTTTTGCTTCATCCTCAGTAATACCAAGTTTTTCCAACAAAGCAGTTTTTGCAATAGCGTTTGCCTCTGCTTCTAATTTGATATTTTTAACTTTTAATTCCCGTGCTTTGAAGTCAGCAATCTCATCAGCATTAGCTTCTCTTTCGATAGTTATGCCAGTTAAAGCATCTGATTCTGTTATTTTATATGTCATTTTTACGCCTTTGCATATCCGTAGGTATAAATTGAGCCAGTTGATGCAGTTGAACAAATAAAAGTAAAACCATCAAATGAATTTGTAGTAGTCTGCGCCCCGCCGTGAATTTGTAGTAGTGGACTAGTACTAGTGCTTTCATAAGCATTTGAAATTAGACTCGTATGAGTACTTTTGAATGGTGAATTTATGTCCATTACGATTGGACTTTGTGGGAAAGATGAATTTCCACCATCGCCCAAATAAATTTCATCTGTTCCTAGAGCATTTTTATCAGCCCCGACTGTTGTGTTTTGAGCATAAATTCTCTGGCATTGATAATCCGCAGTACTATCAGTACCACTTGCTCTTAACCTTAAAGAAAATGCAGGATTGGTTGCGCTAGTGCTTTGGCCAACTACATAAATTTTGTAGTTATCATAAGTGGTTGTAAACACATTATTGATGCTTGTTGATGTTGTAGCAGAAAAATCTGTTTTATTTAAGAATACTAATCCATCAGCAGGAGTTGCCCAAGATGGAATCCCACCTGCAACAGTTAATACTTGGCCAGTTGATCCAATACCTAATCTAGCTGGAGTTGATCCACTGGAAGAATAAATAGTATCACCAGTGGTTGTCATTGGATTAGTCATACCTGTTGTATCTAGGTTTGCCCAAGCACTGCCAGTGTAATAAGTGGTTACGTTTGTATCTTTAAGATAAGCAAAATTCCCTTCTTGTGGTGATGTTACAGCTGAATCTCTAGCAGCGGCACTGGCAAACACCCAGACACCTTGCATTAAGTAGCCATCAACATCGGCAGCGGTTAATACCTCGCCTGTAACAAAGTCCTTAAATCCTAATCCAGCGGCCATTATTTCTCCTTAGTAACTGAGCACATTATAGTCTAAAGTGCCGTATATATTGTTATTTAGAATCAGTGCATCGATGACTGGTTCAAGGGTCGTAAAGAAGACCCTAAAGCTGTTGGGTGTAATGGTGGTTGCGACTCCAAATATCTGCAAAGTGTTATCTAGGGTAGATCCGCCTGGCTGGGTGGTTACAATTCTGATCGGGTCAAAGAAGTCTAACTCTAAGGCTGCAATAATTCCTGAGTTGTAATTGTCTGTGTATAAGTCTAACTCGATGCCGTCGCATCTGACCTGTGTCTCGGCTCTAGAAGCGACATAAGCTTGGGCATAATCTAAAGCTACAGCATCGGTCTGCATTAGCAGGTCTTGTAGGTTATATGAATGAATAAAGTATTTGTCAATAGATGCTTGGTTAATGGCTGTTTGTGGTGATCCACCTGTACGGCTAATCTGGGCTGAGTTAAAGATCAAGTCATCATCTAGTTTCCACATAGCATTGGCATATGCAATACCTGTGCCATCATCGTTAAATGTAGTTACTGTGCCACCGATTGATCCTGCGGTTACTGCTCTATCTTGAAATACAAACTCTCCGTCTGTGTTTACATATAGTGCCCCATATTCGGATGTGGCTACAGTGGTCATTGCATCTAGGGAGGTACGTGCTGTACCAGGGTCGGCCTGCATAGTAGTTAAACCTGCATCTACATCACGCATGGTTGCTGGCCAGTCGATCTGATCTAATATCTGGTTAATTCTTGTGCCTGATAGATTGCCAGCGCTAGCACCTGTTACTGTAGATATTTGTGCGTTAGAAGCTAGGCGGAATGCATCAACAGCTGTGATTGTAGTGTAGGCGACTTCTGTTGCATCCTTTGGCTGTGTATTAACGTATGAAGTAATAAACCCAGAAAATAGGCTATAAGTAGTAGCACCATAAGTAGCAGAAATTTGTACCTTCTTCATAGGTGTTAGCAATTCGTAATATGGCCCTGATGGATTAGTCGGGTTAAAATCTCCGTTTTGATCTACTATGCGTAAAGTTAATTGCCCTGTTTGGAATTGATCTGCTAAAGCATTACGCCCACGGCTAGTCTGTATTAAATTAACTTGATCTGATACATCAACAATTATTGCAGTGCTATCTGCTAATACGTTTACGTCTAATATGCCAGTACCTAAGATCATGGCCTGAGCAAAACTTGGCCCAGTAGAGAAGTTAATTACTGCATTGATTGTTGGTACAGCCATTACTGAATAGCTCCTGCAGGTACTAACTTGTTGCCATATTTGAGATTTACTCTTACTAACTCGCCAATGGCAGAAACCAATTTATCACTGCTAGCGTTTGGATCAAGGGTTAATGTAGCTGTAGTTTGTGCAGTAGCAGCGGCTGTTGCAGCGGTCTGTGCGCCCATATTAGTTACACCTTGTGGCAGTCTGGCAAACTCATCTGGCGCTATTTGATTACGGCCTCGGCCAGTTAATTCTCCTAAAGAGTTAAACAGCGCTGGCATACCACTAGCCAAGAAGTTTAAAGCACCTGCAGCTGTAGTGGCAGAAGTAGCCAAAGTGTTTGCAGCGGCTGTGGCGCTCAACTCAGCGTTATATTTTTTAGCTAAAGCCTCGTTATTGTCTAAGATTGCTAACTGTGCTCTTAGGCGTAACTTAGTTTCTTCATCAGTAGCCTGATTAAGCGCCAGGGTTAATCCTATGCGCTCTACATCAAACTTATCTTTAAGTTTATCTACTTCTGATTTAGCCTTTAGTTTGGCAAGTTCATCTGCTCTAGCCTTGTTGCCTTCTTTAATTATTTTGTTTTCTAATTTAAGTTGCTGTAAATAAACACGGCTGGCTGATCTAGGTTCTAGATTGGCTTTAGTACCAGCCTTACTCTTTGCATCTTCTTCTGCAAGTTTGCCTAATAAACCAAATATGTTAGTGCCAAATAAAACATCGGTTACTCTTTTTGATCCAGGTATCTTCTGAAGTTCGGCAATTAAAACTCCAACGCCAGTAATGGCCTCACCAGTAGCTTTACCAAAATTCTCCATTTTATCTGTAGTGTCTTCAATGCTAGTGTCTTTGCTAAGAGCGTCTAATGCGCCTAATATTCCTTTACCTATTTCTTCTTTAACGTTTTCAGATGCTACTTTTAATAAATCCATTTTGCCAGCGTAAGTAGTTAATCTAGCTGCTGCTTGGCCTGCAAACTTCTGTTGCAATTCGGCCATAATCTTTTCCATATTGCCAGTTGCTAATGTGGCCTTACTTAATCCAGTTCCTAGTCTGCCTAGTGCTGTAGTTTGACCAGAATAAGCTTTGGCTAAACTAGCGCTAATTTGTTCAACTGATCCATACCCAGCTGCGCTTAAATCTAATGCCAGTGCTAAAGCATCTTGGCTTTGAGTAATAGATTTAGTAACTGTTAATAATCTTTGAAATGATGGGCGTAAT